CTTAATTCCTCATAGGTAAAATCACTTGGAACTAACAAAAACCGTTCCCAGAGCTTTTCAAACTGGCTCAATCTTTCCCACCTCTTTGCAACTAATTTGCAGTTGCATTCTATCATAAGAGTATGTGAAATTCAATAAAAACATGAATTTTTTTATCTTTTTGTCATATTTTTTGATAAAAAACAAAAGAAGCCCACCGATTACTCGGTGGGCTTTCTGCTTTACTTGATGAATTTACGGTCAATATCCTTTTCCCAGATACACAGCCAGCCGGAGGGGCAGCGTGCCCACAGGTTGCCGGTGCTGAGCAGTTTGGTCTCCAGCACGGTGATGGTGGTGCCTGTCCGAAACATAGCGTCTGCTTTCGACTTACTGCTTGTAGCGTGTCGCCGGCCGTCCGTGGTCAGATCCTTGACCTTCTTGCGTTCGGCAGCAGCACCTGCGCCCTTATAAATACCACGAACTGCTGTGGTGGTGTATGTGCCCGGCTTTATGGTGGGTGCCTTAGGGCTTGCCTTACGGTTGTTCACATCGTTTTCCGCATACACCGTCTTGCCACCTTTGGCGTTGGTGAACAGCCAAATGCCACTAATATCGGAAGCAAGGGCGGCAGGCTGTACATACACTTCTCGGGCGTTCTTCACTTTGGTGTATTTGCGCCGGTTGGCAGTCATGGTGAATTTGCCATCATACCAGTACGGATCTAATACGATCAGGTTACCGGACTTATCCAGGCCGCCGATATAGATATAATGCCCGCCGTTGGAGAACAGCTGCTTGCCGCCACCGCTGACGCATACAATGGCCTTGCCACCGGCTTTCAGGTGGTTCTTCAGGTCGGCAACGGTCTTTGCCCGCTTGCTTACGATGGAGTAATGCTTCTCCAGGTACACTGCCACCGTGTCCATATCGGTGCCATCTGCGGACCGTGCGCCCATCAATAGGCACTTCTGTGTCCAGGCTGCCGTGTCCAAGCCTGTAAAGCCGAAGTTGTGCAGCACCATCAAGCTTGCGCACACCCCGCAGCCACTGGTGTAAATACAGCCGCTGGTGCCGTACTTATAGGGATGAGCCTTGCTGGGGTATCTGATAGATTTACACTTTTCGGTGGTCTGTCTACAATAGTACAGCTTACTCATGACTGACCGCCTCGCTTTCTGCCGTCTCCGTGCGCTCCAGCGCCAGGGTTTCGTCCGCTTTCAAAGCAGCCTTGGTAAAGCTATTGTTCTTCCACCAGGCAGCCAGGGAAGCCGCCACGGCCACCACTGTTGACACAGTGGTGTAGACTTCATCATCGCTGAACGGAAGCGGGTTCTTGCCAAAGGCATTCAAGAGTACATTCAGCAGCGATACCGCCAGCACAGCGGTTCTCGCAATGGTTCCTGCGTTTACTTTCATAGTTAATCCTCCTTTTGTGGCTCCTCCGGGAGCGCAATAATCTCATTATAAAATCTGGTCATCATACCATTGCCGCCCAGGGCGTGGTATGCGTCATACACCTTGACCATGGCTTCCTTGGCGTACAGGGGGCAGTAGCCCCGCTCTGTGTGCTTGTCGTGCTGCCGTATGATCTCGGCGCGCAAAATGGACTGCAAGCCGTTTTCGATGGCTATGTACCGGGCTGTGGTGACTTCGTCAATTGCTTTTTTGCTCTTTTTTCTTGCAATCAATGAAGCAATCACAGCGGACACGGCGCTGCCCACCACCGTTGACACGGCAGCGGTCAGGGCGGCCGTGACGAATGCGCTATACATCGGTCTCACCCCCTTGCAGGGCGTTGATCTCTGCCCGGTATGCTGCCCGCTGCTTGCGGATCGGTGCGTACTCATCCTCGGACAGTGCACCGTCTGTGTACTTTAAACACAGATAATCTGTTTCAGCCAGCTCAGACTTCAAAAACGCAATACGGCTTTCGGTCTCTACATTCATTTTGCCACCCCCAATATCTCAATAGTCGTTCCGGCGCCAATAGTCTTGCCGTTTGTTGGGAATGACAATGCTTTGATGACTCCATGTTTTTCGACATCTCTAAAGATATTGAATGTGATCCCGCTTGCATTCCATATTGCGTTTCCTGCCAGGACATTGGCCGCGTTGAAGTTACTGGATATGTTTGTCTTATTCGTTTGCACGCGCACCATGTTGCCGGTGATATCAACTTCCGCCACCGCAAGAGAGCCTTTCGCCGCGTCCGTCTCATACCGGAACACATTCGGCAGGAAGCACTTGGAGGTGTAGGAATTCAGATACACAGTGGTATCACCGGCCGCTGAATTAGAAGCACTGCCCGCCACCGCCATGCGCAGTCTGATCTTGCGACAGGGCTTGGTAAGGTTCCACTGCTGGTTGGCCGTGGTGTCCTCGTCAAAGGTCTTGGTGAACACGGTCTCCCAGGTCTCAACGCCAGATGCGCCGGGTTCACCGGGATCTCCCTTATCTCCCTTGTCGCCTTTGGCGCCATCATTACCGTTCACACCGTCTTTGCCTGCGGCACCTGTATCGCCCTTGGGGCCTACGACCTCACCCAGAAGTACAGTCGTACCGTCTGTGTAAGTGATCTGTAGCTCTCCGGCTTCTGTGATTTGTGCATCGGTGATACCAATGCCATCCGCACCGGCAGGTCCTTGTGCACCGGTGTCGCCCTTTACGCCCTTTGCACCACGCGGTCCCTTAACATTACCCAAGTTATCCTCTTCGCCGTCAGAATACTCCAGTTGCAGCTCTCCATTGTCATTCACCCACGCGGTATTGATACCACGACCGTCTGTACCATTTTTACCGGGAGCACCATCCGCGCCTGGCGCTCCGTCTTTGCCGTCCGTGCCAGGAATGCCCTGCGGACCCGCTGCACCATCTTTTCCCGGTTCGCCCTGCGGTCCTCGCTCTCCATCTTTACCAGGAGCGCCCTGGGGACCTGTATCACCCTTGGGGCCTTTAATGTTCACCGATTCCGGGTTGTCTTTCCCGCCGTCATTGGTCCAGCTGATCTCGCCCGCTACGGACACGCTGGGCGTATAAGTGGTGCCATTCACACCCTTACCAATATCCTTGAGCAGTGCCTGCACCTTGGCGTAATAAGACTCCAGCTCCGTTGGATCCGGTGCGTCCGTCTCCACAGCTACCGGATCATAAGAACCCGGGCGCACATAAAACACGCACGGCTCCGGGCTTATACGCTGCACCAACTGCTCGCCATCCACGGCATAGCCGTAAACGCCCAGGCGGCACATTCCCTCTTGCAGCGGCGGGGCGAAGCATTGTCCATCCACCACAGTGGCAAACTGGCCGTTCATGCACACCCGCACGACCAGATCGGCGTATGCCGGGTCCAGCTCTACCACACAGCGGATCTGATTGACATTCTCAGCTGTCACCGGGTCTTTGTTTTGTAAGATCACCGCCTGTTGGGTGACCTTAATGTTTAATGTCTGCATAAAATCCTCCTTTTTGGCATAAAAAAAACGGCGTGTCTTAGCCGCCGTTTGCAGTTGACTGCAATTTGTATTTTACATGGGAATCACCTCCTGTTTTCTTGCAATCTGCGGGGAAGTGTGGTATGGTGGGGAGTGAAAGGAGAGATGGAGATGAAGTCTAAGGCCAAAGTGTGGATCCTTGTTGTGACCGTTGTAATGGCGGTGGGGGTCGGTATCGGTGTGTGGGTGCACTATGATCGAGTGCATGATCAGGAGACAGCCAGTCTGGTAGATCACGCTGTATCCAGTGCACTGGCTGGTGTTACTACACAGCCCACAGAGACCACTACAGAACCGGCAGCCACAGAGGCGACCGCAACCACAACAACTACAAAGCCCACAACCACTAAGAAGAAAAAGAAGAAGCATACTACCACGCAACCGCAAGTAGTGTATCGCACCGAAAGGAATGGCACAATAGCCCACGACCATATAGTAACGACAACCGAATCAACGGTGCCGAAGCGTCCTGCTGACGCGCACTTTGATCCCATACCTTCTGACGATGGATATTACTGGGACACAGCTTCTTCTCGAGACGATCCGTTAGAAGAAATATATGTCGATGAAAGCGGCAGGCATTTCTATTTCAAAAAGGGCGATAAATCCACTCCAAGAATATATATTGACTAATAGCTCTAAAGCGGCTGTTCCTGTGCGGAACAGCCGCTTTGCTGTTTATTGCAATTTTGCTTTCAGCGCGTCCACTTCGGCTTGCAAAGCGTCCAGCTGCTTCTTTTGATCTTGGATGAGCTTAAGCATTGCCGGGATCATGATACGGTCTTGCCAACTTTCAGGTCTACCCTCGCTGTCATAGATCACGGCGTTGGGGTAATGCTTGTCCAGATCCTCGGCGATAACACCGATCTGCGTACCGCTGACCAGCTCGTTGTTCTTGTATTCCGGCTTGTAATTGTACTGGCACACCTGTACATCGTAAAGACCGCTCGGATCCAGCACAGCGTCTTCTACCGGTTTGATGTTCTCCTTGTACCGTTCCGATGAACTGGCAGTTGTAATAACACCGCTGGTGTTGACCACTAAGGTAACCGTTCCGCTGACCGCTTTGAAATTGAGCTTCACATCGCCACGCGCTACTACATTGCCATTAACAGTCGTATTACTGTTAAGATAAATACTGCTTCCAAATAAATACAACCGATTGTCCCCGCCATTTGCACTTAATACAAATCCACCAGCAGATTCGATCGTATCTCGTACAGCTTCTGATCCATCAAGGGACCAATTCAATGAACACAGTTTGAAGCGCGTCGCGGTTCTGTTTTGGATCTCTACTCCACCACCATTATGGCGAAGATATATCGTTCCACCTTCCAAATATGTTTTCAATTTTTTGTCGTATTGACCATAACCAACAACTAACGAACTACCACCAGAAGCTGCATTGATGATTTCGCAACCAGAAAAGTCATAAATTTTCTTGTGGAAAGTAACATCCGTATCAAATGTTGTTTGACCAGCAACATTCAATGAACCGTTGCACCACATATTACCAGCCATTGTTACACCCCATACGCCTGTGTAAGAGCCGTCCGAATTCTTTTTTTGCACAGATAGAACCCAGTCGCTGTTCTTTGACGGCTTTTGGAAATATGCGCGATTATTTCCCACATCGCAATACAAAGCGTCTTCGTCTATGTTCCACCCGGCGATCGTGCCTTTATCCGCAAGGATCTCAATACCGGAGAGCCTACCGGCTGAAATGTCCGTAGCATTCAGGTAATACTGGTTGGTTTTTTTGTTGTAGTACACCGCAAAGTCCTTAAAGGGGCCTTGCAGTCCGGTGGTAGAAACAGCCATGCCGTTCTTATTCAGCAGCAGGCAGCGTCCTTTGGTCTTGCCCTCCGCTGCCGGGTACTCTCCGATATAAAGCGCGTCTGACACACCATCGCCGTCCCGGTCGATCAAAGCAGCGTAACCACCAACTGCGTTCGTGATAGAATCCGTGGCGTCCTGAATGCGCTGCGCCAACGGCGCTGTGACCTGCTGCATAGCCTTAGAGATCATGCGGGATAGAATGCTTCCGGCAGAGCTGCCCTCCTGTTCTGAACGGGCATGGGCGGCCACATCCATAGTGACGGAGCCATCATAATCATACTCCACACCCATCAAGGGGATATGGTGATCGCCGGTATCGTCCCGGTAAGTGATCACATCGAAACTATCCAACGCCGGATTGGCCGTGAGCAATGTCATACTTCCCGGTCGGTACTGTATGCCCAGGTCAAATACAGTCTCACCCTGGTCGCCATCATCTATGTAGATCATATCAGATACAGCGTTAAATACTTTTTCCGCTTGGGCCTGGGTGGTGATCAGTGGGTTGTCGAAATACAGCACCTCGCTGTTGACCGACAGACTACCTGGTGCAAGAATATTCTTATTCCCATTGTTGCAGCTGATCCCCAGGTAGGTTTTGTCCGTCTCTGCCAGAGAGACCTCTGTGACTGTGTCGTCTGTCACCGTGTATTCTGCCGTACCATCATATACCTGGGCGAAAGTATCTACTCGCAACTTGCCCTCTCGGTCAAAGACGGCAGCACAGCCGCAGAATCCGGCCACATAACCGATGGCATCATTCACATTATAGGCAGTGACCTGCTGCTTGCCGTCCTCGTCTGTTTCCGTACCGCAGAGCAAAGAAACCTCTACCGTGCCAAAGCCGGAGACCTTGCTCTCCACGCCGGCAGCCAACTCAAAGTTACCCTGGCGTGCCAGGTCTTTTAAGATTGCCAAAGGGGTCTGCTGACCGCTAATGGCAGCAGAATACGGCATAGAAAGATCATACATGTGGTCGTACATTTCCAAAGTGGTACATTCGCCGGACCGAGTGACCTTTTCCGGATAAAACACGCCCATTGGCACCCACTCCACTGCACCGTTGACCATACAGCCAAAGTACACCACGGTTTTCTGCCCGCGAAGCACGGCACCGGCGGGCACAGCCCACAGAACGCAGTTACACCCACAAGCGTAGGACTTTGCCAGCGCGTAATCGTCATGGCTGATACTGCGGTCAATATTCAGCTCCATAATGTTATTTTGCTCATTTGGGCTTGTAGGATCCGTCTCATCGTTGTAGCCAAAAATGAAATTGCCACATTTAACCTTCACATAGATCCGTTCCCCGTTTTTGATGGCCTGGTTAAAATCAGTGCTTGTCTTGTACATAAAATACTCCTTTAGCGCTCGATGGCATCTACTTTGTAGTTGATGAAATACCGGCAATCCCTGGCACCGGAATAGGCTGTCCAACTGGGCGTACCAAAGTAGCAGTTGAACGAAAACACCGTATTCCCGGAAGTATCCTCCAGTTTAATAGAATGCCAGGGCTTACTCGCATTGTTGATCACGCCGTTTAGTTTGTCCAATTCCGCCCGGGTCAAGGGTGGAAAGGACAACTGCCTTGTTTTTTTGACCTGAACGATACTGCCGTTCATATAAGCCGACTTGGAGCGGCCTGTGTTAGAGGACCACACCTTTTCGTCTGAACAGGATATGGCATTGAATGATGGGTTTGGCATTTTTGTGCCGTCAATATATAGTGGCATACCGTCCCTCCTTACGCTGTGGCCGTAACCGGGTCACGGCCTTTCTTTTCTGTTTGGTTCACATCGTCCAGCACCACCGTGCTTAAATGCTTACCGCCCACATATATTGGGATCGTTACATTGACCGCCTGCCCGCTGGTACCCAGCATTTGCACCATCATTGCGGCTACCTTGCTGATCCACTGGGTGTTTCGCTCCAAAGGCACAACAGCCTCGGCACCTTTACCTTCCAGCAGACCGACCTGGCCTTTTTTCAGCACGCCGCCCTTTTCCAGCTCTGGGATAGTGGGTATAGAAAACAACTGGTACTGGCCGTTGGTCACGCTCACGCCCAGGGCGCTAAGCACATTAGACAGTGTGCTGCCAACGCTGATGTTCAGCTTGTCGTTGATTTTGTCGATCATGTTGTTGATCAACCCGATTGCACCGTTCAGCGGACCCTTGAACGCATTGGTGAAGGTCTTTTTCAGGTTTTTCATACCGTTTTTCAGTCCGTCTACGATCTTGCCACCAAGCCCTTTCACCTTGGTCACAATACCGTTTTTGCCGGTAAAGAAGTTGACCAGGTTTTCCTTAAATTCGCTAAACTTCTTGCTGACCTTTTTCCATAGGTTACCGATACCATCGAAAAGGCCTTGGGAAATAAAGCCGCCCTGCTTTTTCATAACCTTAGACGGTGATTTGATCTCAAACGCTTTTTGGAAACCATTGATAAACGGTTGGAAAATGTGTTCCTTAACCCACTTCCATGCATCTCCAATGCCGTCAATGATGCCGTCCCAAATGCCCTGGGCCACATTGCCGCCGGCGTCTTTGATCTTTCCTCCAAAATAGGTCTGCACACTGGAGATGGCGTCCATAATCAGTTTGCCGAGGAATGCGGAAATACCACCCAGGGCGGCGCCCAGCGCCTCAAACAGAGAGCTAGCCATACCCCCAAAGTCAATACCGGCTATAAAATTCTCCAGCGCCGTAGCCAGCCCTCGCCAGTCCAGGTTTTCCAAAAAGCCGGCAATGGTCTTGAACACACCGCTGATTGCGTCGGACAGGGTCTTTGCCACCTGGCCCCAATCAATGGTGTTAAAAATACCGTTCAGGTTTTTAGCAAAGTCTGCGCCAAGAGCTGCAAAATCGAATGTGGTCAGGAAGGTGTCCAGTGCACCAAAGACGGTGTTCACACCGTTACCAACAATTTGTCCGGCACCCTCCCAGTCGAAGTCACGGATGAAGCCGTTTAGACTCTTGGCAATACCGCTGACAGCGCCGTTAACTTTATCCTGTATGCCTTTCCAGTCCAGAGCGTTGATCTTGCTGATAATCTTATTGCAAGAACCGGCGATCTGTTCGCCGATCCCCTCAAAGTTGCCGCTTTTCCACAGGTTCTTGATCTTGTCCAGATATTGGGAAAACTTATCGGAAGCCGCAGGTGTGGCGGCGGCAGTGGATCCGGACGAAGCGTCACTGTCTTGCTGATCATCACTAACCTTAGTGATTTGGTCAAATCCGTACAGTTCTTTCTGCGCTTGAGACAGCTTTTTCGTCTCTTTTGTGGTCTTGCCCACAGCGGTGGCTGTGGCATTTACTTGCGAAGCGATCCCCACAGAGGAAAGCAAGCCGCTGATGGCATTAGCCACACTCATGGCATAGGGCATGAGCTTTTCAAACAGCCCCACAACCACATTGATGGCCGGTGCCAAAGCATTTGCAAAAGCATTTTTCAAGGCTTCTACACGGTTATTCAGAGCCTCGTTCTGACTTAAATATCCGGTGATCACCGAGCGCAGCTCGCCGAAAATGTTTTTACACACTTTCAGCCCCAACGATACCACACCTATACGGCGGATAGACTTGACCACATTCAACAGGGACTTGCTGGCCGTACCGGAAGAAGCACGCATATTTTTCAGGTGACTATGCACCTTGCCGAAAGCGGCGCCCGCTGCAGATCCGATATTTCCAAATATGCCCTTTAACCCGGAGAAGCCCTTTTTCAGTTTCCCTGCTGCGGAAACATCACCGGTTTGCTTGAGCTGCTTGCTCATACTCTTAAGCGCAGGAGCATTTCTGGATATGGACGATTTCAAGTTGGAAAAGCGGTTGCTTTCCGTTGCTATATCCGCATTGGTTTTGTTGATCTGTCCCGTGGTCTGTGCCATTGCACTCTTCGCTTTGAGAATCTGCGAAGAGGTTTTGCGGATTTCATTTTTCAGCTTGTCCAGCGTATCCGTTTTTAAATTATTCGGATTCAGGCCAACCTCTTTCAGCTCGCTGTCAAAGACTTCTAAATCGTTCTTTATACGATTGATAGCCGCCCGCTGCTGTTCAATCTGATTGATCGTCATGCCGCTGGTCGACGCTGTTTCCATTTTGTGGATCCAGTCTACCATCTCCTGATACTGACTGCTTACACCGGCGATGCCGTTCTTATAGGACTTCAAAAACTCCTGCTGTGCCCGGTAAGTGGCTGTTACCTCTTTTAAGCGGCTGGACAACTGCTTGTATGTTTCGTCCTGACTGTGCAGCTGATCTTTCAGCTGTCTGGCTTTTGCCGTATACTCGGATATTTTCGCAGCACTACTCATAGCGGCCTGCACATTGCGCTCTTGGCTCTTAATAAGCGTATCCACCTGCTTTCCCATCTTCCTTGTATCAGAAGAGGCGGAAGACATTGCCTTGGCAGTCACCGTCTTAATTTTATCCGTCACGCCGGACAGCTGCTTCAGCTCGGCTTGGAGAGAGGCCATGCTCTTTTTGTACTGGCTAATATCCGCAGTAAATCGTGTTACCAATTCCTGATCCACAAAATCACCTCCTTTTCTTGTTTTTCAATCGTTAAAACTGATCAAAGTAGGCCATTGCTTTGGCCGCTTGAATATCCAGCACATCATCCTTTGTCCAATATGGGAAAAGGTCATACACTGCGCCCACATCCTCCCCGGCAACCGCAGCAGCGATAACCCCGGCTTGGATATAGGCGATTTGTGACAGATTTTGATACTGCCTTTTCTCAAAATCACGATGGAACAGAATGTAACGCTTTAGTTCTCCATAGGTCATGGCGAGAATAACAGAGAACGACAAGCCATAAGCGTTGGCCTCCAGGATCATATCCTCCGTTGTGCAGTAATTACTCCCGAAAGGAAGTGGACGGCTTGTCCTCACTCTCTGTGGACTTCTCCACGCCGTCAAACGCAGCGTTGACCATCTTTTCAATGCCGGCGGAGAGCTTCTCGGCCTGCGTATCGCTCAGTAGACCGGACACATTGGCCAGCTGAAAGAGAATGCTTGAAAATGCGTCCACGCCGCTAACGCCGCTATCCACCAGCGCGTCATACAACGCCTCACCGGTCAGATCGCCGTTGGGATCATCGTTAAAATGCAGTGCCTCATCCAGCACAGCCAGCAGCCGCTCCGGATCACTGGAAGCGCTCAGGATTACATCCAGGGCGTCCTCCTTAAATCTATTTTTCAGTCGCAGCTGGGCAGCCACGGTCAGGCGCAAGTGCACCGTCTCGTTTGCAGTCAACTGCAAATCGTATGTTCTGGTTACAGTATGCTGATTATTCATTGCTTACCTCCTAAAAATGAGGGAGACGGTCTCCCGCCTCCCGAATAATCGATTTACGCGGCGGGAAACTCTCTGCTCCAGTCGCCGTCCAGCTTGTACGAGACAGTAGCCTCCATCAGGCTGTTTACGCCCGGTCCCTTAATCGTCAGGCTGGGCACACCAGAGTTGTTAAACTTGGTGTCGTCCGGCAGCTTAACCATAATGGGTACGGACACACCGGCGTCCTCCAAAGCTGCCAGCACCCGATAATCCGATGTGGCGTCCTTTGCGTTGTACAGAAAAGTCACCTCAAAGGCGTCTGCTTTCTTGCGAATACCGGTAATGCTGTGTTCCACATCATCGTCATAGCAAGTGGCGTCCAGTTCTTCCCGTTCGCCCTTGGTCAGATCGCCGATTTGGGTGGCGTAGTTCAGGCACTTGGCTGTGGGGCCGGTATAGTTGGGATATACCTCAATGCCTTTGGACGCAAGGCCGCGTTCCGGCTTTGTTTCGTTCATATAAAATCCTCCTTAATCTATCAGTCGATTGGTTCTTGTATCAACCCGACGGCCGTAACGCAATGATTTGCGCAAATAACCGCTGGGGTCGTGTAAAAGCGCGTCCGAGGACGCAAATTGTCGGATCAGGCCCAGCGAGGTCAAAGCCTCGTCTACCTTTTCCGTCATTTCCAACAGATCCGGCAAGGCCACAAACCACAGATCCACCTGATAGGCGATCACATCTACGCACGCCAGTTCCGTACCTGTATTGGTGATCTCATAAAATGTGATCAGGTTACCTGCCGGTTTGCTCTCCGGAAATGCCATCTTAATGTCATAGGGAATGTCCGACTGTACGGATTTTAAGGTATCCCGGATCACTGCACGGTAGTTTTTCACTTGATCGCCTCCTGTATAGCCGTACCATAATGCTCTGCAATCACCGGCTGCATTTCCTGCATGCCGTAATACATAAAGAGCGCCGGCAAGCGGCCTTTTAACCTGCGAAATCCGTAGCCTGGTATATACGCAGTCCAAGGCTCATGCTTACGCACAATACCCAGCTCACTGTCCAGCGGTGTACCCTTTTCGTCACCCACAGGCCCGGTTCCGAATTCCACATAGGCCGCATACTGCATATTGGTACGACTGCCTGCGGTTACGCTGTCGCCGTTACGCTCGCAAAAAGCGGCGATAGATTCCCGCAGCAACCCGGTATCCTCCGGGCACTTGCTCCGCTGGCGGCCGGCCATATCCTCCGCGTCCTGCAGCATTTGCCGTTCCAAATTGTCCAGCAGATGATCTGCGGTGCGTTGCAGTGTCTTGGCATAGGCACTCAGCTTTTCGATCTCAATGTTCGTTTCCACCGGGTGCTCTCCTCTCTGTGGCATTCGCTGTCAACAACCGATAATGCAGGAACTGCTGTACGGTCTCCACCTCCAGCCAACCAATACCATCCGCCTGTACCAGGTCGCCGGGCCGCACGCCCACAGGGTCATACAACACGGCTTGATACCCGGCAGACAGCACCCGCCCCCGCTCCTCAATAGGGGCAGAAGCAGATACCGGCTGCCAGCACAAATACAAAACGGCAGGTGTAGCACTGTATGCGTTCTGCTCAAAGTCGTAAGCACTGTCTCTGATCGTCTGTGCGGAGAAAATCCGTGATTTTACAGTCCACGACTTAGGCGTTTTTGCTTTCACCGGTGCGCACCTCCCTGTATCTGTTGTACGGCTGGAGCAGGTCGGCAATGGCTGTCTCCTGCTCCGCAGGGGTGGTATAGGTCTCGCTCATAGATACGCTGCCCTCTGTATAGGACGCACTCTTTACACCGTAATCCCGATCCTGTATAAAGCAGTTCAGGTGCACAAAAGCCAGTTTGGCCAGTGTGGTGGCCGTTACCACCGGCGGCAGCTCTTGCGTGCCCAAATAGGTCAGGCAATCGTCCTCTGCCATATCCAAAAACAGCTGCAAATCCAGCTCTTCACCGGCGTGTGCGTACCAAGCCTCGCATATCTTGTCGTAACGCCCGGCAGCGGCCCGCAGCAGCCGCAGAGCCTTGCTTTTCATCTCATCAGTCAAACATATCACCCCCATAAGAAAAGGCGCCTTATTTGGCGCCCTTTTTTGTATCCTCTTTTTCTTGCAGCTGCCAACCGGCATTCAAATAAGCCGGCAGACAACTCCGATCAATGACCACTTGGGTCTTGCCCTGTACAACGGTTACCTTTTCCATTTGTACCTCCCCGGGCTTAGCCCTGCACCTTGACGATCATATTCTTGTCCAGCGTGGTCACGCCGTACAGAATATCAAAGGATACGGTGTCGATCTTGTGGGTGCTGTCGTAGTCAAAGACCACACGCACACCCAGGCCATCAGCAGAGGCAACATAGGCGTTCTTGTTACCCATGGGCAGATCCATAGGACGGGTCACCAGTGCCACGCCGTTGCGGTGGAACCCTACGGAAGTGGGCGCAGAGATCACAGTGGCGTCCTTTCCAGACAGTGTAGCGTGCAAGGGCTGGTCAATAGCCACCTCGGCCACTGCGCCGCTGGCAGCCGTAGCATCTGCGGCAAAATGGTACACATAGCCGTCCACAATAAAGCAGTCGCCCTTTTTCACCGTGGCAGTAGCAGCAGTCACAGAGGACAACGCCACCTTGCTCTCACCGGCAGTACCACTGACCTTATAAGTCTTGGCAGTGCCTATGGCATTATCCAAATAACCGAAGGGATACGGTGCATTCTGGCTCATATAGGTATCCATGGTGTACACCTTGCCCAGCTCTGCCTCACGCAAGGCGGTGCCGTCGCCGGCATAGGATACCTTGGACATATTATCGTCCATTGCATAGAGCACCTTGTGAGAGGGGTTCAGTACCAGGCGGCGGTTTTGCACCGGCACACCGGCAAAGTCCAGCAGGCTGCCCACCTTGGCAATATCCTTAATGGGCTTTGCTGCGTCCTCGCCGGAAGCGGTCACGGTGCGACCTGCGCCCTCTACGGCGGTGGCCAGCACATCCGCGTCCACTGCGTTGGCAATGGCCGTCATAGCCGGTTCAATGACCTGTGCAGAGAAGTCCCGCAGGTCCAGGCTCATCTCCTTAGAGGTGATCTGTACGGTCACATCACGCAGACGATCCATCTTTACAGGCACGCCGCCTTCGTTCAGCTCCTGGGGATCCACTGCGCCGGTAAAGTTCTTGGCCGCAAACTTGCTGGGACGGCGTGCGGTTACCGTATCGCCAACCTTAACAAATTCTTTTTCATAGTCCCGGTGCACAAGGTTGGCCATCACCAGGTTGTTTTTCAGTACCATCAGTGCCTCATTGGCAATGACATTGGGTGTTAAAATCGTATTCGGCATTTCTTATTCCTCCTATTAGCCGTTCTGTTTTCTCCACGCCTCATAGGCGCGGAAGTCTGTGGGCGGTACATTGTCGCCCGCTGCTTCCTTACCCGCCGGCGGCAAGTCCTTGCCCCGCAGGTTGGCGGTTGTGGCGGCCTGTACTGCCTCTTGAAATGCGGCGTCAAAAGCCTCCAGGTTCTTTTGCGAGGTGGTGGCGTCATTCCCGGTCAGGAATGCGGCAAACTGCGCAGGCAGCTTACGCTGGAGCAGCTCAGCCGCAACAGCCGTTTCCAGCTGCTTCTTGGCAAAGGCTGCCTTTTCCTGTTCAAATGCCTGGCGATCCTTGGCCAGGTTATACCGCTCTCGCTCCTCTTTGTTCATACTGGAGAGCTTTTTGGCTTCGTCCGCCTGCTCTTTGGCGCTTTCTTCCCACTTGGCTCTGGCCGTGGCAAGCGCCTTACTGACCCTGCTGTCAAATTCACTTTGGAATTTTTTGTCTTTCAGCAGTTCGTCAAAGGTCGGAGTGGTGTTGCCCCCATCGGAGTTGGCGTCGGTGTCGCCCGCTGCCCCCTCTGCGTTGGTGTCTGCTCCATTTTCGCCGGTATCTTCGGCAAACAGCTGGAGGTTTAGCGGCAGGCGTGCGCACACCCGGCTCTGTTCTCTGCTGTTTTCCATCTCGGCATTGTGTTTTGTCATTGCTGACTCCTTTCCCAAACCGTACGCTGCCGGTTCGTTAAATGATATATTCCCACAGGCATAGCCTGAAAATGGGTATAAAAAGAGCAGGGTCGCAATCTGCAACTCTGCTTTCTGTGGATTATCGATCTTGTTCTTGCTCTGCACGGAGCGCCTTGTACTTTTCCAGTATTTCACCATACCGGCGTTTGACCTCAGCCTCTAAAGCTTTCATTTCCGGCGTATTACAGTGCCTATACCGGCCTCTTTTCGGAAGCGTTCTTCTCCATTCCTTAAGGATTGCCTCACTACGCTTTGAATAATATTTGCCAAGATCAAGCAACTCCTTTTCTTCTTCCGGATCAATGCCTATCTTTTCCATCGAATGTACGCTCCTTTCCCTAAAATACGGCAGGTCTCCTCGATCAGTATGTGCTTTGCATTTTCTTCATAATCTGAAAAATCCATTCCTTGAACCCGCATGGCGCGGGGCACCTCGTCTTTCGCCTGTTCTTTTGCCTCTTCCCACGCTTCCAGCGTCACACCGTCCATTTTCTCCAGACGGTAGCGGTATTTATGGTCAAAGGCTTCCATCACGCTGGTGCCGTCGGCAATCATATTGGGCACATCTGCGTCATCACTGAATGAAAACTGCGTTTGATCCGCCGGGTGATTATGTATATTGTAACTGCCTTTCATGGAAATGTCAACGCCGGTTAAGTCGATATAATCCGGCTGGTGACTGGTAACGGAATACACTTTGCCGGTGCGGTCAATAACCAGCATATGCTCCTCATCGGCGTGCTCATACTGTGTAATAAATCGGTCCACATAGGCATTGCGTTCCTGCTCAGACTGCGGATTGATTTGGCCAAGATAGACCGCTTCCGCTTGCTCTTCTACGGCCGGTTTATCTATGCCTCTTGCGCCACGAATAACGCCGCCATTTTTCTCCACATACTTCTCATACCACTGGGCATAGGTCATATCTGCCGGTACGGTCATAGACCGTCCTGTCACCGGGTCCCTTGCCCAGCGGGTGCCTGTGCGGTTGTTGACCGCCGGTATGGTGATACTGCGGCAAAAAGGGTGCATAGGCGGTAGGTTCTTGCCCGGCTGCGCCTCCTCGACCAAAAAGGTCTTGCCATCCAGCTGACGGCACACGGCAGAGGTACGCAGATCCAGGGTCGCCATAAACCGATACCGGGTAATGCCCGCTGCTTTATAGCCCTCTAAAAAGCCTTGGTTGGAGAAGTAGTTGACCTCTGTACGGATCAGGCGGCTGGCGCAATAGCGTTGCCCGCTGTCGCTATCTGCACCTATGCAGTCCTCCAGCAACCGCTCCTCCATATCGTGCAGGGTCATACCCGTCATACAACCCACCTCAATCGTGCGCTGCAAGCGCTTGCAAAAGGCGGCGTTATTCTTCCACACACGATCGGAATAGTTTTTGCCGCTCCACTTATGGGTAAGTGCGGCCTGTACACGGCGGTCGCTGATCAAGCGGAAGTCATATAGACCATTCTGCTTTTGGTCGTTAAACACAGTGCGATAGTACGCTTGTTTGAGCGTATCCGTCAGTCGCGCTTTCGCCAGCCGTTCCTCACGCACACCCATGGCTACGGCTTCCGCACGAATAGCGTTCTGTAAAGCCTGCAAACGGCTGATACGGTCCGCATACGCAGGAGCGTCCAGCATAGCGATCAATTCACGCCGTGCCTGTGGTTCCTTAGTCTGTTGTAGCTGTTCCAGCAGACGCTGGCGCTCCTCTGCGGTTTGGCCTGCGCTCAGCAGCTGCAAGGCATAAGCCTGGCTGATCTGACCGTTTTTAACATACCGGCGGAGAATACGCTCAATTTGCTCGTTGAGCTGCTCTACACCCTGGGCGTACATACGGTTGACCTCCACCATCGTAGCGGTGGTGCGTGCTTGCAGCAGGTGTTCCAGGTCAACCGTTCGCCTTTTCCAATACTCTGCTGCTTTCATAGGTTAAGCGTCCTTTTCTTTGTCTTGCTGTTCCTGATCTGCCGACTGTCCCTTTTCATCAGCTTTGTCCTCCGCCTTGGCGGCAAAGCTGTCCATATATTGCTGCTGGTTCTCCTGCTTTTGCAGTTTCATGTTCTCCACAGCTTCCGCCGGGTCCTTAACGAACCATAGCAGGGACAGCAGCGTCTGATCGTCAACCAGTCCGGCATTCTTCAAGGTGCACACCATCTGCACGATCTGCGCCTCATCAATGGGCAGGGCCACAGTAAACACCATATCCACATCATCTACGGACACCGGGTCTATACCGTTATGGGCCAGCCAGTTGTTGTATAAGGTCCAGCGCTTTTTCAGCCCCGCCTCCATGGCGCTCATCTTGCTTTTCACCAGCAGGTGCAGGGCAAGCAGCTTGAGCTTTAATGCCACGCCGCTGGCATTACCGGCAAAGGCCTGGTCTGTCATATCCGGGGTTAGGGTCATCTTGTGAATATCCGATACCAAGGTATCGTCCAGCACCTTCATGGAGTTTTCGTCAAAGGTCTTTTGTATGTATTCCAACCGGGCGTCCTGCGGAATGCCGTCAATGAGCCGGTCTCGCTTGGCTGCCTCCATGGTGTCCTGGGGCAGAACCGCGCCGAATGCTGCCAAGATGGAATTAACAAATTTGCGCTTATCTGTAAGCCGATCAGACAGCAGCTCGTTTCTGGCGTCAATCAAGTTGGCCACCTGTTCAAAGTCGCCCTGCCGCTCCTCGTTGTTCTCATAACACACCACCGGCACACCGTCAAAGAAATGGGGCACAGGCGCGCCCACCGGGTGGTAAATATAGTTTTCCTTGTCCAGGTCGTCACTTTCATACTGTTGGTACTGTGTGGCGGTATAAACTGTCACCGCATAGTACCGGCTGCGGTCTGTGCGCTCCCGCTGCTCAAACCACAGGGCAAACAGATCCTTATGCTCCACCGTGTCGTCCTGCACCAGGACAATTTGATCCGGTGCATACACTGCAGACCGGGGGCGCGGCTGCTCCTCTGTGCTGGCATACAGCAGCTCGCAGCTTTCGCCGTATATACCCATGGCCTTGCCAATCCGCTGATCTATCGTAGCAATATTCTGACTGTGATAGGCAGCCATAACGGCAGAAATGTCAATTTCCTTGCTGCACAGATCGCACAGGCCGTCTTTGTTTTCGTCCACAGCGTTATGCCGGATCAGGTTGCCGCTTTCCCGATCCAGCTTTGCCTCCACCGTAGACACCAGGGACAGCTTGGCCTGGCTGTCTTTCTTGTCCTTGTCGTTACAGTCATACTTTACCGGCTCGCTCAGAAAATAGCCACGGATAATATCCACAATGTACTTGGCATAGTTAGCCTCGGCCCGTACATCGTTCTCGTCCTCTCCTCGGTGGATTTGCGGCACGCCAATATATCGGCCATAGAGGGCACGGCAGCGCCGCTCATATTCGTTTGCCCGACCGACCACATAATCAATCACGGCAGACGACAGTACGCCCTGTTCCGCCTCCGGCACATCCCGCCGGTTCATGTAAAGTATCATATTCAATTCCTCCTTGTTACGATCCGCCCCAAAGCGGTGCTTACAAAATAGCGCATGGCGTCCATGGCGTGGTCGTCCTGCTTCACCGGCTCGTCCCGGCCAGCCTCCGCCGCTTTGTCATACCAACGATAAGCGTAAAACTCTGCAATGGTGCGGGTGCAATCCTTGCTGAACAGCAGATCCGCCCGCTGCAATAGCGTACATACGGTACGGATTCCATCCAGCACCGCGTTATCCGCCTTTAATACCTTGAGCCCCCGCCTTTGCAGTTCTGTAATGAAAGAGGCCGCCGAAGGGTCAACCACCACGCAGGTATACGGCGTATCGCCGATAAAGGCCATCATCTCGTCCGCATACTCTGCGTCCGTCCTTTGTTTATGGTTCTCTCGCCCGGAATAGTAATACTCCTTGGTGCATAGCCATTTGCCATGGTATTTGCGCCACATCAGGAACACCGTAGGGTTTAGCGTACCGTAATCCACACTGATATAGGCAGAACCTTGCAGTTCGTTAACCGGCGGCAGCGGAATACAGTGCCGACTTTCGTCAAACATATCGTAGATCAGGCCCTCTGCCACTTTCCATTCGCCCAGAATGTACCGGGCATAAAAAACGCCCGCATACATCGTTCTGTACCGGGCTTTGACCTCCTCTGTTAAGGACAAATTGTCGTCCATCGTAAAGTGGAGGTAGAGTATTCGCTTTTCTTGCCGCTTCTCCGGCAGGATCCATTCTTCATAAAACCAGTGGTGTGGGTTATCCGGGTTACAGTTGAACCAGAATTTTGCACCACTGACAGAGCACCGGGCGGTGGCCTGCTGCACAAAGGACTGGGGCATTAAAGCCACCTCATCGAAAAACACACCTGCCAAAGTCATACCCTGGATCAGATCCTGGCTGCTTTCGTCCTTGCCCCCGAAAATGTAAAATGCGTTTTCCGTATTACCCCGTGTTACCACAAGCACATTGTCGCTGCGGCTGTATTTCACCTGATACCCACGACTTTGCAGCATTGCAGGCAGAAAAGAAAGCACGTTCCGGCGAAAGGAGCTGATCGTCTTACCGCACATGGCAAAATTCATGCCGCTGTAGGTACTCATGGCCCACAGAATATAGCTAAGCGCCATACTCACCGTCTTACCGGATCGTATAGCGCCGTCTGCAATTATTCCGTTTTTGTCGCTCACAGGTGATGTTTTGCACCACCAGGTGAGCACCTGGAGCTGCTTGGCGGAGAATGGCTGAAAATGAAAGGTACTTATTCTTCCCATACCTGTTCACCCGCTTTCTGCTCCAAGGCCTCCAGAAAGCCATCGTCCGTCTGTTCATCTTCATGCCCTCGGGCCAATTCAAAGTGGCGCAGAAGCTCTGCCAGGGCTTTCACCCGATCAGATGTATTCGGCGGCTTCGCCGTCTCTGCAAACCCGATGGAGCACAGTGCGTTCAGCACATCCGTTGCGGTGAAATCCAACTTGTCCAGCTTTCGCTTTTCCAGCTCAGCGATAAATTTTTTTACCTTATCATTTCTTAGCAATCGGCTTGCTTGGCTTTCTGCGCTCCCGGGCGCCTTACAATTCGGGTAAGCAGCCTGGTAAGACCGTTTCCCATTATGGTCGAGCACATATTCATAAC